ATACAGGTACCCATTATCCATAATGGGCGCTTCCAAGTGGGCAAAGGCACACAAGCCCATGACAGTATCGCTCGAAGCCAAGTAATTACCGCCCAGGAGCACCGGCACCTGTACCCCAAGATGCAGCCACTCAGCCTTCGGCACAGCGAAGCGTACCTCGGGCGCCAATAGTTTATACCCAGGCGGGGGTGACCCAAATGGTGAATAAGTCGGAACACCCACTGCCATAGCAAAAATAAGCCCGATCATAGAGCATCCTTTCCGATGTTCTCATACACAGTGAGCCTATTGCCATTAGCGTGATCAATGACTAATACTAGGCCTCGTGGCAATGCCCGTTCTTGCTGTACATTACACGGGCCATCTAATTCGGGCACCGTGCCCTTTGGTAGCTGATGCCAATCAATATAGGTCTGTTGACTAAGATATACTGTGTTCATTCTATACGCCTCCCCATACATCATTAAGTAACGTACTTTGCCGCTTATGGCAAGTGATGCATAAAAAGTAATTAGGTGTGTGACTGCCACAAATACGGCAATTGCGAGGCCGGGTAAGCTTGCGGTTGTACTTACCACGCTTTGGCCCATGTACTACCTCAAATAGGTGACGCACTGCAGGTAATTCCCTTGTGCCAATATAATAGTAACTACCCTGATAGCAAAACTTACAGGAGTTCTTAAACTTAGTTCTCCAATAAGCCCTAATGGGCCGGTTACCATTATCTTTATATGCCAGTTTTAGTAATTCAATGTTTGTCATAGTTGATTGATCTTAAGATAAATGAGCAGAAAGTCAATGGCGATGTGGGCGATGAATAGGAAGGCCAATAACGCTGTAGAATACAGCACCGTCAGGGCTATCGCCTGTAGCTGGTAAATGAATTTAGATAATAGCTTCATAACACTCACTCCGTTCATGACACTCCCAGTCGGTCGTGTCGATTAAATAATCACTTTCTTCAACGCATCGGCCACTTCCCCATCAAGTGGCATTAGCTTATCAGGTTCTACCAGTCCTAATGCGACCGATAGGTCGTATACACTGGTGGCATTGCTTCCTGGTAAATACCCGCCAGTACGTCCAGGAACAGAAATAACAATATGCGCATCCACCAGGCGCCGCATAATATTACGCACATAACTGCAATTGCATTTTAGGTATTTAGCGATGGCGCTAGATGACTTAAGACGTCGATGATTACCTCGCAGGTATTGCATCGCATCCATGGCGATGTAAATCTCACTTCTCAGTAGGCGCACGTTTCATTCCTTTCTTATTGTTACTAGATCTCATGTCATACTGGTAACAGTTAATGGCATTTTGCAGGGGGCTGTCGTGGTCATTATACCAACAGCAAGATAAGGCCCCTTTCCAGTACGGTACACCTTCTTTTACTTGTCTTTTAGCTCCATCCTGAGGGCGCCTATATACCTTGGAGGTTGAGCCATAATGCATATGTATATAAAAATCTCGATATTCTACAGGGAGAGTCTTTAAATAATCCAACATAAAGCTGTAGGACAGGTTGGCCCCGTACAGGTCGGCCCCGGACAGGTCGGCCCCGGACAGGTCGGCCCAGGACAGGTCTGCTCGCTTTCCGCTCGCATCACCATTTAGCCATAACTGATGTAATCTCAGTGCTTCTTTTAATTTATATTTATCCATAACACTCCCTTCGGTCGTATTGACAAAGATACCGTAGCCCATCAGTTCTTTATTTGCAACATAAAAACGCCCGTGCTATATTCATTGCATGAAGACACCAACACAAAAAATAATTGAAAGATATAGGGTCCACATGCCGCCCATGTGGGAATGGCTCGACACTGCACTAAAAGATGCGGGGTATGACCGTAGTCAATATGTTATGGGTTTTATTGCACCCAATGGTAAGGTTATCACTGCTAGGTTCTTAACTAAACCAGTTTATATCTATGTGGGGTATAGAGAACCAGCGCCCTGGCGGGCTGGTATGACACTGCTGTGTATCCGGCCCCGTAGTAAAGATGATATGGCCCATGCCTTGGGGGTACTGCGTGAAGAAGGGTTATAAATTAGTATCGAGAGTAAACGAGAATGGTTTAAAGATATGGGAGGAAGTGCCACTCCTAACGGAGCGGCCACCGAAGCGTTACCATCCCCCGCCCACTACATCAGAGGAACTGAACGCCCGTAAGACGCCATCAGAGGAATGGGCTAAGTACTATATTATGCGTTGCGGTATACCGAGACGTAAATGGAAACAGAACAAGGCATTTGGTCCTTTCTTCTTAGACTTCTATTTTAAGAATGTCTATGTGGCACTGGAGATTGATGGTGGCTACCATGACACCCCGGAGCAACAAGAGAAGGATAGGACCAGGACTGAATTACTCCTTAGAATGCAACCACTTATGAAGGTGATGCGTGTAAAGCATGGGGATGTGAAGGGACTTCTTGACACCCTGTATGTCATTTATGGTATGATAATGGGACGGAGGGGCACTTCTGGTTGGAAGGGTGCATCTCTGGAGAACGACTCCTCAGTCTAATAGTTATAGTGATCAAGGGGCTAGAGGATAGTGTGTGAGGCTAAAGACGGAACACCACCGAGGGGCATTGCTTCCCCCGTGAGCCTAAGCACATTCGATTCAAGGTAATCGATAATACCTTGTCATCCAACGTTTTCTCACTTATAGTTGCGTAATCTTTCCACGTTCTGAAATTAGACAGGACATATAAATAAGAAAACGATATCACCACTAAAAACAGTAACTTACGGGCCGAGCACCGAGGGCGAGGCCGTATAACCGGGTGTGTGATAAAACAAGCGCTGACAAGCCGCCCGGGCGCCCCAAAGGCTACGTCTTCGCCCTACGGCTCAGACAGAAAACCTATGGCTATTGTATTACCAGGTATAATAACCAGTAACACGGCGAATCGGGCTTGCCCGCATCGCCGCTTTGTTGTAGCATCATTTGCATGAAGTATTTCCCCGTCATCGACAAGCGCCCGGTATTCAAAGAATGGCAAACACAAGCCACAAGCGATGCAGCCGCCTTGCATGCTTGGGCTGACGCCTACCCGGGCTGTGATTTCGCCAGAATTACTGGAGAATCTCAGGGGTTCTTTGTCCTTGATGTGGATAATAAGAACAGCGTATCGGGGACCGCCTCACTTCAGGAATTTGATATTAATTTACTAGGCGACAATGTAGTAAATACTAGGGGCGGTGGCTATCATATCTATTATAAGTGGCCAAAGGGCCGTACCGTGCCCCAAAAGGTAGGCTTTCGCCCCGGTCTTGATACACGGGCCAATGGCGGCTACGTGGTGGCATATGACGTGGCAACTACAGGGGAAGAACAAGTTGCAGTCGACTCATTGCCGGAAGCTCCTGCCTCGCTCCTCTCGGCACTAGAGGAGAAGAAGACGGTAGTAGCCACACAGGTCGAACCTGGCGAGGTAATGGAGGGTGGCCGGAACCACTACCTGACCACTGTGGCAGGCAGGCTCCAGCGTGCCAATTTGCTTACGCAAGAGGCTCTCATGAGTATCAACGAAAGAGATTGTCATCCCCCGTTGGATGATCAAGAAGTGGCATCTATTGTGAATTCCGTCGGTCGTTATGACCCAGGCAACCCAGTTGCTATGCCCGAAGGCCTGCTATGGGCCAAAGACCTCCTCACCCCCATGATGAACTACTTACAAGACAAGGATCTTGTGAAGGGCGAACCCACGGGCCTGGATGCCATGGATGCGCTCCTGGGAGGGGGGAAGCGCCTGGGCGAACTAGATGTAACAGTCGGGAGTGGCAAGACGGGTAAGAATACCCTTTGGCACCAACTGCTCCTCCACTGGCTTGGTAAGAACATCCCTATTGCGTACGCTTCCCGGGAACTATCCCCAGAGACCGAGGTACTGCCTAATCTTTTGACAATCTTTTTTAAACAAAATATGTTGAAGGCCACCACCTACGATATGCCAAAAATCCTGGCAGCACTGGAACGGTGGCGCTTGGTATTTTCACCAGGTTATGGCTCGTTCCCCCCTGAGGAGATGCTGCCTTGGATGGATAGATGCCGGGCCGAGGGTATCCGGCATTTCTTCATTGACCATCTTCACTATTGCTTAGATGACCCTGAGGATTTTAAGCTCATCTCCAATTTCATTAGAAAGCTTAAATCGTACTGCAAGGAGCACTCGGTTCATATTGATTTGATTGTGCAACCAAAGGTGACGCAACCGGGCGAGCGATTGTCGCTGAACAGCATGCGTGGCGGGGCATCGATTGGTCAGGCGCTGGATAATTTGTGGACATTACAGAGAGTACGGAATGAGCAGGGCGATAATACTAATGTGATGGAAGTGCGCCTGGAGGCGGCTCGGTCTAAGATGGCACGGCTTGGGACATTCTATCTCGAATACAATCCCGATACCATGTCTTTTAGAGAAGTAATCCCCGTCTCCGACGGTGATTCTCAAGAAACTGTTGGGGCCCATGGGAAGCGCATCAATTAGGCGAGTACCTATGAGCGAAGCGAATAATGCCCCCTCCCCCTAAAAATACGGAATTCGTATCCGAAGCCATTAGAAAATTTTAAAAGCTACAGGGGGAGCGCCTGGTCGGGGCGCTGCCAGCATTAAACTGATGGCATTGAATCTGTCAACACAGTAGGCGGATGTATAGCAATTTGACACCATTGCGTGTCCGGGACGGGTTATAATCGAGTTAGGGCATGGCACGGGGCATGCAATACCTGGTTGCATGGCGCTCATGCCATACATAAAGGAGACCCGCATTATGCTATACCGACTACCTGATGGAACCATTGAAAATGCTACCCCCACAAAGGAATTCAATAACCAGGCTTACGACCAGGTAACTGGCCACTGGCATGGCCCGGCTATTAAGAATTATGGCGTACCATGCATTGACCAAGTCGTCAAGGCGCCGGGCCGATCGGACCGCTATGGTTTCGTGTCGACTGCACAAGTATTGACCAGCCTTGAATTAAAGGGCTGGACTGTAAAGAAAATCAGTTACCCGAAAAAATCAACTAGGGGTGAGCACTCTAAGCATATGGTCGAGCTCGAAAATGAGCGATTAAATGAGTCGTTTGGCGATGCAACACTACTTCCTCGTATGTTCTTAGTGAATAGCCACGACGGTAGCTCAAGTCTGCAACTACGGGCCGGTATCTACCGTCTAGTCTGCTCCAATGGCCTCATGGTAGGCGAGGACTGGGCCGCACTTCGGGTATTGCACCGAGATAGTCTCATTAAGGACGTCGGTAACGGTATCGATACACTTGTGGCACGCATTCCGCACCTGGTAGCGTTCGCAAATAAACTGAAAAGCGTTACGCTATCCCCTGAGGATGCTCAGGCTGCTATCCGGGCCGCAGTGATGTACAGACTGCCGCAGCACGATTCGGTGTTATCTATCACTAAGACGGGCCCTCGCCGTACTGCGGATTTAGGAATGGATGCATTCACTGTATTCAATCGAGTACAGGAATTAATTATCAAAGGCCGGTTTCAGTACATGGTGCGGCGCATTAATGCTCAGCATAACCCTGAGATTGTGTCAGGCACTGCGAAAGAATTAAAGGCAGTCAGTGCCATTGTAAACGGTAACCTCAAGGCCTATGAGATTGCCAAAGGATGGGCCTCATGAGGTTCCATAGTGAAACCGAACGGGCCGGGTATATTCAAGGCATGAATGATGCATTGATGCAAATATCCCACGAGGGGAATAAAACAGTGAAACCACGTCAATGCAGGGAGTTACTTGAACGCCTAGCAAAAGACCTAACCAAATTAAAAGAGGAGTCAAAAGTATGCAAACTAGAGATGCGTTAGAACTACAAATGGAGGCAGATGATATGTTAGAGGAAATGACAAATGACAATAACTTAGACAATGAAGAGGCAACAGATTGGGAAAATACCATCGCACCAGATCTTATCTATGGGCTTATCAGTGTATTCCCTAGTCTGAAACCCCCGTATAATGAGGGCACCGAGAACCATGATTATGTTGGCATAGTCAATGCATTAAAAGAGATCATTGAAGAAATGGAGAGTCAAGGTTATGAATTCAGAATTAAATAAACTAACTAATGGTGAAACCATTAATCTCACTGAATTGATTGATAACATGGAATATCAATTGACGGCGCAGGCCATGAGTGTGGCAAAAGGTAACATCACTCAGGCTGCACGGCTATTAGGTCTATCACGTACCACGTTATCAATGAGATTGAAAAAGGGACGTAAACTAGAATCATTAAATGTAAAGGAGACTCACTAACATGGGATATACACATTATTTTCAATTCAATAAAGTACCAAAAAGCCGGGCATTGGATATCGAGCGCCGGTATCGTAAAGCCTGTAAAGACATCACTACCATGGCCATGGCCTATAATGATTTTTCTGCCATCACGGGCCAAGACCGCCTAGCAGGTTATAGTGCCCATACAGATAAGTATGGGGGCGTGCAATTCAATGGCAGTCAGGCCGACGGCGAATGTGAGGATTTTTCATTGAGAGAGCATTTTAATGAAAATGGTTCAGGTGGTTTCGTTAAAACTAACGGCCATCCGTATGATCGGGCCGTAACGGCGGCGCTAGCTATTCTTAAGCATAGATTAGGCGATGCTATTACTGTTACCAGTGACGGGCGTGAAAGCGATTTTATTAAGGGTACGGCGCTAGCGAGTGTCATCCTAGGTGTCAAGGTGAAAAATCCGTTGAAAGGGAAAAAATAATATGGGAGCCTCTAATATTGATATTATAATTAAGGGTAAGGCTACTGATAATGAGATATTAAAAGCGTTTGACGATAGGCGCAAAAGAGATAGCGAACAAAACGGTCACTGCGATGGCTATAGTGGCGATTTTCAGACTGTACAGGATGTGAAAATTAAAACGGGAGTTATATTTCCGGATGCAAACACAGCCTATAATTATTGCCTTGAGCATGCCCAGAAATGGGAGTACGTTATAGCTGTTCATTTTAAAACTAAGGCGGGAGATACAAATACCTTAATAGCCGGGTGGGGAGCAGACTGATATGAAAAACTATCTAACACAAAATGCCAAAATGGCGAAAATGTCCGGCGTCAAGACATTCAATTGGGGCATCCCGGCGTATAAATCCGCCGGGGGTTTCAAGACATGTCCATGGGCCGGGGAATGTGCCAAAGGGTGTTATGCCCGTCAGGGTGCATATGTATGGTCTAACGTTAGTCAGGCATTCGAGGCCCGGCTAGCATTGGCCCGGTCACGGGATTTTGTCAATACTATTGACGCTGAGATTAAGCGGCGCAAAATTAAAAGATTGCGCATTCATGATAGCGGTGATTTTTTCTCGCCTAAATATCGTGATGATTGGTTTTTAATCATGAAAGCGAATGAAGGGACTGAGTTTTATGCGTACACTAAAGCTATTCCATTATTTACCGGCATTGATCTGCCTAGTAATTTTAAATTGGTTTATTCTGAGGGTGGTAAACTTGATCACTTGATCAAGGCTACTGATAGACATAGCCGGGTATTTCCTGACCTTAATACCCTTAAGGCAGCGGGCTATGCTGACACCAGTAAAGACGACTCGGTAGCGCTAGGTGATAATCATCGAATTGGATTGATATACCATGGTAGCAAAGGTAAGGCGTGGAGTACCGGAAATACCCCCCATGCCTGAAAATATCAAATTCATATTCTGGGCCCTATAGAAAATTTTAAAAGCTATAGGGTCCGTATCTCCTCTATTATGTGCCCATACTGACACACTGTCTAAAGTATTGACACGTGTCAAACGTGACGTAGGTCAATTATGACTCAGGTCAATTGTGACACGCCTAACGATATGCATTGCAAAATGTATACCACGACACATGTGTTTTTGCCGGGGTGCACCTAAGTTGGACAGCGACCAATCCTTAAACATGCGTCACGAGAGACAACATCAAAGGTTACGGCTACTTAATTTTGGCCCTTGGTTTGCATCACATCTAGGCATGGAGACGCAGATCGTAACAACAGAGAATCGCCCCCTAACAAGAGAAGAAATCACTTCAATTCGTGACTCATATTCCACTTGTACCGGCATTGGTGCCGAATTGGTGAAGCTTCAGGCCGGTCAATATGTCGGCTTTTATAACGGCGTGGCCGTAAAGGAGTACATTGTAAATGAATAAACTAGAACTACTAAAGATTAAACAAGATCTTTTGAATATACCCGTAAAAGAACGTGATGGGGACTGGGTAATGGCAATGCATAGTATTTTAAAACAATTGGAGAAAATCGAAAATGAGTAAATACAAATTCAGTGATGGCAGTTTTAAGGACGGCGAAAAGTCAACAAAGGCGATGAACCGACTGACCCTAAAGGCTAGAAAATTGATGCTCAAATACGGGTCCGACGTCTTTATGACCAATGTTGAGCACCCCCGCAATCGAGTGGGACGCATTGCAACACTCCGTTATGGCGTCGAGGGAGTCGGAGTTCAATATTGGACATCTGACCAGCCCCTGACTGACCTTGAGTCGTTCTTGAAGCACCACGCCACCCGTCGGGCTATCAGACTGATCGACGGCGGAGCCGCAATCTCCCGTAGGTCGACTGCAGATCTTCGCCTAGTAGGCTGATAGGCTAGCGTTATGGTATAATGAAGAGGTCTTCAGGCATCCCCTGGAGGCCTTTTCTACGTTCAACGAACCTAGTTGACATAAAAACAAATACTGGCCATTATAGCCTCAATATAATGGCGTCCATTCCTCAGATACCCCAAAACCCTGTAATTACAGCCTCTTAACCCCTCAGCAGCCCGCAATTACCCCTCCTAGTCACCCCTATAAAGGCCTCTCTCACTTAACATCACCCCTCAGTAGCGCCCGTCAATTGGTGCCCCCTGCCTGCCTGCCCTTATAAGCCCTCAGCATCCTGCCGATACCCCACAAGCCATTACCCCATGGCACTGCGCCATATGCCTAATGTGAGCGCCTAATAGCATCCTATGCCCTACTCCATCACGCTGCAGCCTAGCAGGTCCCGCCCCTATGCAAAAGTTGTACCCGGGGGTGTGGGGCTCCTTGATCAGCCCCATCATTATCCGTAAGCCCCCGGCGGTGGGACCTAAAAATAAGAATTGTTAGGACAGATCTAACTGTTTAACCCTTAATTTCACCGCCCCCAGAAAAAAAAGTGAATGTGCTACAATAATGATCAGGAGAAGCCCATGGCCATCACCCCAAAAAAGAATAAACATCGCTCTGGCGACCAGTCCGACCACCGCATGGCATCACTTTTAGATGAGATGAGCGAATTTGAACGGTTTCGCCACGAGATATTGCCCGAGCTACGCAAAATGGTCACCAAGGGAGCCTCCGCTGAAGCCATTTACCGCCGCTATCAAGCCCACGCCGCCGCCCGCACCATCACCATTGCCATGACTGAGGACAACCCTGCCACGGCACTCGCCGCCGCTAAAGAAATCCTTGACAGAGGCGGGGGCAAAGCGGTAGAACGTAAAGAGATTACGGTAAACGATATGACCGACGAGCAGCTGGATGAGCTGATCAAGAAAGAGCTAGGAGCCACAAATGAGAATGAAGAGCTTCAAAATTAAGAAAAAAGAATATTCAGACCTCCCAACACTCCTTCGTCGCATTGGAGCAGTGGAACAGTCGCCTGAATCGGGAAGAGAACAAGCTTTCCCCGAGCGCACCTACGTTTCGCTCAAGACAGCGAAGGAAATGCAACGGGCCATAGCTAAGCTCGCTGTAAAGCAATATCCTTGGCTTCGCTTAACTGATAAAAAAACAAAAGCCATCGTCGCCATGGAGTGGCTTAACCTAGGCCCTGTAGAACAAGAGGGCATTGTTGACGGCGTTATTTTATATAATGACGACCGTAGTTGATAAGGCACGCCTAGCCTCCTTATTACTAGAGAAAGAAAAGCGCAACCGGACCCGCCGCCCCGTTTATACCCCTAACAAGGGTCAGATGCCCGTACACGCCTCCACCGCAAAGGAACGATTCGTCTTCTCTGCCAACGGATCGGGTAAGACCACGCTGCTAGCTAACGAAATCTACTGCGCCGCCCATGGCCTAGATACGATCACCAAAGAAAAGCTCTATAAGTGTCCCGTAAAGATCGTCGTCGTCGTAGATAACGCCCGCAAGGTGGACGAGGTGCTCATCCCCGAACTGCGCAAGTGGTACGATATCCGGGAAGAACAGTTGAAGAAGGAAGGCAAGCCCAACACGTCCAAACTCACGTTTGATAATGGCTCGATAGTATCATTCTATTCCGCTGAAGCCGACCCCATGGTATTTGAAGGCTTCATGGCCGATTATATCTTCATTGACGAGCCCCTGCCATACCCTCTTTATGTTGCTGCTAAGCGATCGCTCCGCATAAAAGGCTCACCATCTCGCCTTTTGTTTTGCGGCACCGCCACCAATCAACCATGGCTAAAGACCCTCATATGGGACAAGTGGTCAAAAGGTGAGTACAAAGACGTTGAGTGCTTCAAAGTGGGCGTGGAAGTGAATCTAACAAACCTCGCAGAGGGTTATTATGACCGCTTCAGTGCAACACTGAGCGATGCAGAGAAAGAAGTCCGCTTAAAAGGTGGGTTCTTCAATTCAGAAGGTATGGCACTCGCCCATTTATGGGACCGGGATGTGCATATCATCGAAGATCTGCAATGGGACATGTCATGGCCCGTTGTGGTGGCGATCGACCCCCATCCAGTGAAAAAACACGTAGCGGTCATGGTGGGCGTCGACCCCGATGAGCGCCTTTATGTCATAAAAGAACTGGCACTGAAAATGCCCGCCAAGCCGTATGCGGAAGCTCTAAAGAAGTGGGCTGACGGATACCGTATCAAGGATTGGGTGTGCGACTCCATTGGCAACAGTGATAACAATATGGCAGCCGAAGGGTTTGCCCCATTCATCGACACCCTGAACGAGTGTGGCATACGTGCCCGGGCTACTCGGTATGAGGAGAAGTCCCATGAGGACCTCATTGACCGCCTACAAAGCGGCCTCGTTATCCCAGCCGAGCCCGACAACTATGGGCGCCACATCCCCCGCCTCCGGGTGAGCGGGCGCTGTACGGGCGTTATAAACGATATAGAGACAGTAGGATGGCAGCGCAATCGCACCACGGGCGAGCACCGACCAAAGCTTGACACAGGCTCCAAGGACTACCTGAGCGCCACCGGCTATGCCCTGGCCACTAATTTATTCTATGACAAGCCCCGGCGCCAACGCTCTTGGGTAGTAAAATCCACTCCTTATCGGGGCATCGAGCCCCGGCATAAGAAAATGATAAAATTAGCTCAACACCGGCGAGGAGCCCGAGACGATGAGTAGCAGCATCCTAAATAAAGACCAGAAGGTACTCGAAAAACGCAAAAAGACCATGGAGGGCAAGAAGGCATCCCTTCGTGACCAGGTGGTAAAGAAACTCTATGACAAGGTCATTGAGGACGGCATACATCGCCACGTCAGGGAAGCTTTCAACTTGGAAACTACCCGCATTGCCGACCTGCTCGATCGCCAAAAGAAGTATCTAGCCGATCTCGACGAACATCTTCCTGCCGACGCTGGCGGGGCATTCGCAGGTACATCAAATCTCCATTTACCCATGCCCTTCATCGTGTCAAAGACCTACCAGGCCCGCTTCATGCAGGCCATTTGGTCTGTCGACCCTCCCTTTAATGTCCGAGCGAGACGTGAGGACGGTGTAGATCGTGAGCCTATCCTAGAAGACTTTATGCGCTATGTGGTCTACCAATGGGCCAATCATAACCGTGGCATCGAAGAAGAGATAGAAGGATGGCTAAAGCAGTGGATCGATACCGGCACTGGCATTATGAAAGTGCGCTGGGCCACCGAATATTGCCGCTATACCGATGTAGAAGACACCATTGTTCAGGGCCCGCCTCGTGTGGTGCCCGGCCCCGACGGCCAGCCCATCCCCATTGCTAACCTATCCACGGTGGAAAAGGAAGTGGATAAAGTACTACGCAAGTTTAACGGCCCGGTGCTCGAGGTGGTGCAGCTCGAAGACTTCCGCATGGTGGGCGGTAAGGGCGATCCTGATATGGCCGATCTGGTGATGCATCGGTCGTGGATGACCGCATCCGATCTTTGGGGATATGTCGACCAAGGCATGTTTGACGAAGATGCCGTACATGAAGTCATTGAGTCGGGTGAAAATCCCCAGTCATCGGCTTTGGGTAAGGATATTCAACAAAACCGTGATGAGAACGCTGGCAAGGGATACACCGACACCCAGACCGACCTCGATCGCTATGAAATTGTCGAAGCCTACCTGAAATGTGATGTTGATGGCTCTGGCCACAATAGTGACATTGTCATTTGGATTCACCAGCCCACTGGCAAGCTTTTGCGTGCCACCTATCTGTATCGCATCATGCCCACGGGTGAGCGCCCCTTCTCAGTTATCCATTTTCACAAGCGGCCCACTGAGGAATATGGCTGCGGATTGCTCGAAACCCTGCATCCTCTGTCGGTCGAACTCGACGCCATGCATAACATGCGCATTGACTGGGGTATTCAGAATAATATGCCTACAGGCTTTTACCGAGCCAATTCCTCATTGGACCCCGAGACCATTCAGATGGAACCAGGCCAGCTTATCCCACTCGATAATCCCCAAACGGATATTGTTTTCCCTCAACGCCCGAATGCTACGGCGTTTGGCGCTGCAGAAGAGCAAGCCATTCAATCCTACGTGGAGCGTCTAACGGGCGTGAGCGATCTGTCGCTTGGAGTAATGACCGGCGCACAAGGTGCCAGCCGGACGGCCAGCGGTGTGCGAGCTTTGCTTGGCGAGAGCAATAGCAATCTTGACCTGCACCTTCGCCGCCTCATGCGTGGATGGAGCAAAGTGCTCCAAATGCTCTATACGCAAATTGGCACACGTGGCGAGCAGGAAATGATCTTTAAAGTGACGGGCCAAGATGGTCGCACCACATTTAAGAAGATCGAACGTGACTACGATATGGTGGGCGTTGACTTCGAGTTAACAGCTAATTCAGCGAATTCGAACAAGGCCGTGCAGATGGAAACCGCCCAACAGCTTCTCCAACTGACCATGAACCCCATGAATATTCAAGTGGGCCTGGTGGGCCCGGCTGAGATTTATAACGCTCAGAAGAATATGCTGGCGGCCATGGGCATCAAGAATCCCCATATGTTCATTAAAAAGCCCGCCGATTACTCGATCTCCCTCTCCCCTGAGGAAGAGATGAACCGAGTGATTCGAGGCATGCCGCCGCCTGTGGCCATCAACAGTGATCACGAAGGCTTTATGGCATTTGCCCAAAGCATTATCAAGGATCAGAGTAAGGTGCAACTCCTCACTGATGAGCAGATCATTGCACTCATTACGCAAGTGAAGCAACACGAGTCAGCCCTGAATGCACTACGGCAACAGCAGGCCCAGGCCGCTGCCCAACAGCAAATGCAGATGAATGCGGCACTGGCGGCCCAGCAAGCGCCCGTGTCGCAGCAGTCTCAGCAGGCAGGCGCACCTCCTGGGGCGCAGGCAGGGCAATTGCCTTTAACCCAAGTCTAAGGAGATAGTGTCGTGCCGTTAATGCGGGGTAAGTCCCAAAAGTCTGTACACCATAATATTGCAAAACTTATCAAAGAGGGTTATCCTCATGATCAAGCCATTGCTATTGCGATGAGCAAGGCAGGTAAGAAACCGAAGAAGAAAGGGAAGTAGTGGCAGAAAAGCAGGTGATGGCCAATGTGGGTTACGCTCCCAGAGGGATTATAGCCTCGAATGCACCTAGTCGTCCATATCGTACCGCTAACTATAAAACGTGTGGGTATAACCGCTGCTTCCCTCTCTAAAACTGATTACAGGTTTTTAGAATAGATTATGACACAGGATGAATTACAAGATATCATTGAAAACAAAGAGGTTATTCGCCTAGTTGTCAACTATATGAATGAAGTAATTGAGCGTAAAGTAAAATCCATGGGCACGGCCCCTGAGTCGGATCTTATCTATATCCGCCGTAGCCTCGATGGTATGCGTGAGATGAGTCGTTACGTAGCAGACCTAGTAAGTAACAAAAAATGAGACTTTCGTTACTTATTTTACTAATCGGATATATCGGATTCCAGGCCTACATCATCAGTGGCTACGAGGAGTTGAATACTCAACTGCAGGATGGCATCATGCGCAATCTTCCCCTCACTGATCTAAAATGTGGCAAGAATAACAACCATAAGTAGTTATTTTGGGCAAAATATTGTCCATGACTGTAACTTCTAGTAGAATTAATCAATATAATCGGTAAGTTAGCGGTAAACCGTATAACTTTCCTATGTATTTACACATAATTCTCCTACGTCTTTTTATGTGAAAAATAACAATATGATACAATAATGTTAACAGGGCCTCATGGGTGAGACCCGGTGCGAGTCGCTACGTTATAGCGATAGGAGAAAATATATGTCCGATAATGAACAAGTCGCCCCCGGCGCACCTGAGGCTACATCACTGTCAGCCGAAGACCTAAAGAACCTCAAATCTGAGGTTACCCGAAAGACCGAAAACCTGAAATCAGAAATGGATGTGCTAAAGGCGCAGAACGCTCGCTTGCTAGAACTCGTATCAGCAAACCAGCCTGCACCAAAAGCCGCACCCACTGAAGATCTTTCTGATCTTTTTTATAAAGACCCAGAAGCCTACACACGTGCGGTGGAAGCCCGTGTGAAGAATTCCATGCGTCAAGAGATGAGCCAAGCTAATGCTGTACAGCAAAAGCAGGCCCGTGTCATCCAACAAATCGCAAAAGAATTTCCTGAAGCTACTGATGAGTCGCACCCGCTATATAAACGTGCGGTAGAAATCTACGCAAACGAATTGGACGAAGATGATAAGTCATCGCCCGCTGCATATAAATTGGCCATTAATCAGGCCGCATTGGAGATGGGCGTGAAACCTAAATCACAACGTAAACAAGATGACGAAGAGCCATCTGTCGGTTCTAGTTCAAGTTATAGCCGAGGCGATCGTAAACGGTCTCCTAAAATCTCAGCTGAAACCATGCAATGGGCCGAACTACTTGGCCTCGACGCTACCGATCCTAAAGTGAAGGAGCGTCTCGAAAAACGTGCGGGCCGAGATTGGTCAAAATATAGAGGTGTGAAGTAATGAAGAACGGTAAGCTCCCGCTGTCGGCAAAGACAGCACCAAAAAGTAATTTGTTCGCTGAGAAATTCGGCAATCGCCTCGCTATTCCCGAGGCAGTGCAGAATGAGATTGACTCTCAGAATCTTGCGGCCCGCTGGGTGGCAGCCAATACACTCGCTGCTAACAACGGCTATCATAAGAATGGCTGGGTGGCATACAAATCAAAAGGCACCAATGTGGGCGATTTCCGTTTTGGTACCGACCCCGAAGGCGTCATCCGCCGTGGTTCAATGATCCTTGCCGTGCGCCCCATGGAGATCCATGAGTCACATAAGGAATTCCTGGCCGAACGTGCCCAGGCCCCTATTGGCAAGGACCGAAAAGCCCATCAGCGCCAGGCTGCAAAAGAACTACGCAAAATGGCCCAAGATAGCGGAATTAATACGGTTATTGAAGAGGGCGACGAGGATAACGACTAGTCACATAACATTGTGATATACTGTTGTCAAGCCCAATAACGGGCGAATGTTTTCCCTTGACGAGGATATATGGCAAATAGAGACAACGCACAAGGGCTCGTACCAGCAGGAGTACCACTTCGACAGAATTCATATGTCGCAGGTGCTGCTATCTACCCTGGCGATCCTTTGACGATGAATTCAAGTGGCCTTGTCGTTCCAGCTGCCGCTGGTGACGTTCTTATCGGTGCAGCTGCAAATGCTGCTTCTGGATCAGGCAAAGCTGTTCAAGTTTGGGACCACCCAGACCAACAGTTTGTCGCCCAGGCCGATGACGGCACCATCGCTGCTCAGACCGACCTTGGCCTGAACGCTGACATTGTAGCTGCTCAAGACAGCACTTACAAAGTTAGCCGAGCACAGGTAGACGCAAGTACGCTTGCAGCTACTTCAACCCTTCAATTGCGAGTTTTGCGCATTGAGCCAGCAGTCGGCAACGCCCTTGGAAGCAAGGTCGATGTGATTGTTCGCATCAATAAACATCAGCTTGCAAACAATAGCGCAGGAGTGTAATTAGACTATGTCAGCACCACTAGCAATGCGCAATCAATATAGTGATCTATTCGGCAGCTCCATGCTGCCTGTTTTGGAAGAACTGTTTGTTGCGGAAATGGCACAACACCCTTCTCGCCGTGAGCAACTTTTTAAAGTTGTCGGCTGGGACCGGGACATCTGGCAGTCGTCTGAGATTCATGATCTCGACCTGTTCAATCAAGTAGGCGAAGGTTCGGAATATGATTTCAAGCGCACGAAACAAGGCGCTTCGAAGACTTTCGAAATGATCAAATACGGCCTCGGGTTTTCTGTTTCGGAAGAAATGGTTGACGACGGCAAATTTGACATGATCGGAGACATGGTCCGTAAGCTCGCTCGATCTGGCGTGGAATCGCAAGAAATCCAAGCTATGTCGATCTTCAACAACGCTTTTACTACGGAAACTTCCGCTGATGGCGTGTCGGTGCTCAACACCGCTCACACCCTCCCAAGCGGCGCTACATTCCGTAATAAACTCTCGGTTGACGCTGACTTGTCTGAGTCGTCCCTCCAAACTGCTCTCTCGGATTTCGAGACCCAGTTTAAAGGCGACACCGGCATCATCTACAACATCAAGCCCCGCATCTTGTTGGTTCACCCCGACAATAAACGCTACGCAATGGAATTGATTGGATCGGACCTCAAAGCCGACACCCCAAACAACAACATGAATAGCCTTAAAGGTGATGGACTTGTAGTTGTATCGAGCCCTCATTTGACTGACGCAGACGCATGGTTCCTCCTTGGTGACAAGGCTGAGACCGGCCTCCGCATCATTCAACGTAAGCCTCTTGAAACGAAAGCAGCTGGAGCAGACGTTGGTTTCAACACCGACTCCATCTCCTACAAAGCCCGCTATCGTGAAAAGATTGGCGTTACGCACGCTTACGGCGTGTTCGGCTCAAGCGGCGCCTGATAGTAGGCCCGGCCAAATGATTTGTACTGGGGTCGTAGCCGTTGGTTACGGCCCCTTTATCTTTGTGGTATAATAATCCTAGAGGAGCGGCCATGCAAAAGTACTTCACCCATGCCCCCGTAACAGTCACGACAGCCGGTACGAGAAAGCGCCTACGCAACACATCCCTACCCGCCACTGATATCGTCATCATGGCCGACCCCGGCAACTCCGACCCCATCTATGTGGGCGACGATACTGTCACTGCTGCGAACGGCATCCCCCCCGCTGCGGGAGAAACCTACGTCATCTCTACACCTGCCATTAGAGGCAATCAAGAAGATTTCGATTTAGCCGATGTATATCTGGACGCTGATGCGAATGGAATGATCGCACGTGTCTCTTACGTGTC